AAAGTTGCTACCGCAGAAAAAATTATTCTTTTAAACAATGATGTTTTATTGTTAGAACAACAAAAGAATCAATGGCTGCATCAATTAGAAGCCCCGTTTTTAGAAGATAGTAACTTTGGGATAACCGGGGTTATTAAAGAATATTCAGAGCCAGCAAACACAGAATTTATTATTTTTTTCTGCGCGATGATAAGCAGAAATGTATTTGATAGAATCGGTTTGCTAGATGAGCAATTTGAAGTAGGTGGTTCTGAAGATACTGATTTTTGTATAAGAGCAAAAAACGCAGGGTTTAAATTTAATTCTGTATTAAAAAAAATACCTACCAATAATCCTAAATGGTATTCCGGTAATTTTCCTATTTTTCACGAAGGGGAAGGAACTGTGCATGATTCTAATTTAGTAAAAAATTGGAACAATACATTTTCAATCAATTCCCTAAAGCTGGCAAAAAAACACAATCCAGAATGGTATCGCTGGAAGTTAAGTAATAACTACGAACGCGCAGTATTTCTTAAAGGTGACTCTGTTTTTCCAAGAGAAACGCAAAGATACCAATGGGCAAACCATAATTTATATGGGAATAAAATCCTAGAAATAGGATGCTCTACTGGCTACGGTGTTCAATTTCTTCCAAACGATATTGAATATTTAGGGCTAGATTACGACCCAATTATTGTTAGCGTTGCCAATGAACAATATTGGAAACCTAATTGCGAGTTTTTTTACGCAGACATTAACACTTACAAACTAGAGCAATACGACACAATCATTGCGTTTGAAGTTATTGAGCATTTAGACAATGGTTTAGAACTTGCGGAGAGATTAAAAAAGCATTGCAAAAGACTTCTAATTACTTGTCCGTGGAATGAACCAAAAGGCTTTTGGGGCGAACATCATAAGTTACATGGATTGAATGAATCGCACTTTTCGGGATTCAGTATTAAGTATATTTCGGAGCATGGGAATATAACTGAGCAAGCAATCCCGATTAATGAAAGCAACAGATGTAATTTGATGATTATGAGTTTTACAAATGAATAAAATACTATGTTCTGTTGCGACCAAAGGTAGATACTTTTCTACGTTACCTTTGGTTTTAAATGCGATTCTTAATCAAACAAAGTTACCGGATAAGCTGGTAATTTTTGATGATAATGACGAACCGCAGGACATGAGAAATGAATTCCTATATCAGCATTTCTTTAGAATATTAGACATTAAAGGAATTAAATGGGAATGGTTATTCGCCGGTAAGAAAGGCCAGCATCATATCCATCAAACAGCTAACACTATGGGGTTTGATTGGGTATGGCGCGTTGACGATGATGCAATACCAGAACCTAACGTATTAAAGAATTTATCAAAACATATAACGCCAAAGGTCGGGGCTATTGGCGGCGCAATACTTACCCCTCCGTTGTTTTTTGAGAATACAGAATCTACCGGACTTTTGGAAAATATTGATACCGAGCCTAGCGTTCAATGGAAAAACATTAAACAATTAAAATCTGTTGAGCATTTACATTGTTCATTTCTGTATCGTGCCGCGATACACGATTACAATTTGGGATTATCTAGGGTAGCGCATAGAGAAGAAACATTATTTTCCTACGGTCTACACCAAAAAGGTTATAAATTATTAGTCGTGCCTAACGCTGTAACTTGGCACATGAAAAACCCGCAAGGTGGAATACGTGCAGTTCAAAAGCAGGAAATGTTTGACCATGACGAAAAGATATTTAGAAATATTATTAACTATAAAGAAAAAACTATTGTTGTTTTAAACAACGGAATGGGCGACCACGTAGTATTAAGCAAGATTCTTCCAGAGATAAAGAACCCGGTTGTATTTGGGTGTTATCCAGAAATCATACCTTGTAAGTCTATTGCGGAAGCCTACGCATTGTTTGGCGATTTAGACCAGTGGAATATCTACAAGAAAATGGCGGAATGGAATTGGACTGAAAGCATAGAAAAAGCATACAGAAAGTTATATCTATGATTTTGATTAGCCCTTACTCCAAAAAACTAACCAATGGAAAAACTAATCCTAAAAACTATCCGTTTTGGAAAGAGGTTTTAAAAGGGATAGATGAACCAATAATCCAAGTTGGAATAGACGGTGAGGAACAATTAACTAATGATTTTAGGAAAAATCTACCAATCTCAGACATTAAAAAGTTAATATATGAATGTAGAGTATGGATTTCCTGCGATAGTTTTATCCAGCATTTAGCATCATTGTCTGGAAAGCGGGGAATAGTATTGTGGTCGGTATCAGACCCTAAAATTTATGGTTATCCAGAGAATATCAATTTACTAAAAAGCAAAGATTGTTTATCAAAAAATCAATTTTTATGGTGGGAGTCCGTAGATTTTGACGAAAACAAGTTTGTTGGCCCTGAAGAAGTGCTATACAATTTGAGCACTTTTTAATAAAATTTTACGGGTGTATAAATGGATTGTTTGTCTAATCCGCAATGCCAAGATATTGCCGATAAATCAGTAAAAAAGGTTTTTGCAATTCTTGGTGTTGATATTGACGACCCGCAGCAGGTTGAAGAATTCCGAGAGGACTTACGTTTTGGAAAAAGACTTCGCAAGTATTCAGATTACGGAACAATGGCATTGATAGCAGCGGTGTTTGTAGCTATTGGCGCGGCGCTTTGGGCGGGTATTGTTACAAAGGTTTCTGGAAAATGATTCCAATTCCCGCACTGTTATCGGTTGGCGCAAAGCTGATTGATAAGTTCTTCCCCGATGCTCAAGCTGCGGAACAAGCAAAACTGAAGCTGCTGGAAATGCAGCAGAATGGTGAATTGGCTCAACTGAACGCCGATGTATCCGAGCAGGAGGAACTGACGAAGCGCCTTCAAGCGGACATGAGCAGCGATAGCTGGCTGTCCAAGAACATCCGGCCTATGACGCTGGTGTTTATCCTGATTACTTACACCGCATTTGGTCTAATGTCGGCATGGGATATTGAAGTCAACAACAACTACGTCGAACTTCTTGGACAGTGGGGTATGCTGATAATGTCCTTCTATTTTGGAGGCAGGACTCTTGAGAAAATTATCGGCATGAAAAAAGGAAAAGAATAATGCAGTTGACTGCAAACTTTTCTCTTGAGGAATTGACGCGCTCTGAAGCGGCCAATCGAAACGGATGGGATAACATTCCTAACGAACAAGAAATTTCAAATTTAAAACGTCTTGCGGAGTTACTACAGCAAGTTAAAACTGCGCTAGGCAACAAGCCGGTAATGATTAATTCCGGTTTTCGGTCTAAACAAGTCAACGATTCTGTTGGTTCAAAAGATACCAGTCAGCATCGTTTAGGCTGTGCTGCGGACATTAGAGTGCCGGGAATGAAGCCCCGCGAAGTAGTTGAAGCATGTATTAAAGCTGCAATTCCTTTTGACCAGATTATTCTTGAGTTCGATTCATGGACTCATATTTCCGTACCAAATGCGCCAGAATTTAACCCCAGAAAATCAGCTTTGATTATTGATAAATCCGGCACTAGGGTTTTTGTTTAGGGTAGTTTCATCTTCTCAATAGCGGCGGCGCAGTCCTCACACGCCATAAACCATTGCCCTGATTCTGGCGTAAAGTCGTCTGGATGCCGCTTGTCCTTACACACCTTCACCGCCTCGGCCCTGACAGCCTCTCCGTATCCAGCGAGGGCGGCGAGGAAGTCGTGTTCTGACATATAGCGTTCCCCGTCACGCCATGACTTCGCATACTTCTCCCACAGTTCATCAGCCTTTGTCATTTGCGCTCCTTGCTCGGTCAATGGCGTTACCACATAAGCTGCATATATTGTCATTCGCGCACTTTAGTAGCTTATTCCGCAGTTCCGCGTTCGTGTCGGTCATTTCTTGTCCTACATTTGGTAGGCGAGGCCGGAATCGAACCGGCAAGCGTTAGCGGCAGATTTTAAGTCTGCTGTGTTTACCAATTTCACCACTCGCCCTAAACTTTCCTTAACTTTTTAAGTAATAAATCTAGCTTTTCCCGATTCTCCGCAGAAAGTTCTTTTGACTGCGGCGGCGGAAGGCATAACGCTTGCTCACGCGGGGGCAAGACGCGCAGGAATTGTGCGGGGGCGGGGAATATATCAACTGTCGCGCACAACTCGCCAAAAGCCGTTTTAATGCGTTTCCTGTCTAACCTTTCATCCCATGAAATCGGTCTGCTGGCTACCGTTTCAAACCAAACCACGGCAGTAGCAGTAACCGTATCGGCTGAAGGAGCGTTTTTTAGCCGCAAAGAAATTAATCTTTGCAGACCTTCTACGATTTCACTTTTCAGCCAGTTCACGTTTCCAGCTTTCAAGAGCAACAAGGGTTCCGAGGGTTTTGCTTAACTGTTTAGGAACGTCAATTTCCATTTCATCCGACCAACGCTCTCCGCGTAGCCAAGTCGCCGGGTGCGGAATGAATTGACCATTATCTTTTTGCCATTGTTCGGATTGGCATTGACTATTAATCGCGGCCAGCAGTTCGTCAAGAGGGGGTCTAATCTTAGCGGTCTGCATCCATGCTTTTCTTGCAACTGCTTTTGCTACCCGCCGGGGGTATGCTTTCCAAAAAATCTCGAAATCATCCATTTAAATAATCTCCCCATGCTTCGTCTAAAATATAATCTTCAAGGTTTTCTCGGTCAAATTCAAAATTCGCAGGAAAATCTACTTCCAATTCAATTTCACCTTCTGCGGGATAACATTTTTCTGGTGGCCCCGATATTTTTTCTTGCTGGTAATAACCTTTGTATCTCACAGTAACTTCATGCTCGTTACCGTCAACGTCATTAACGGTTGTTGTAAATTCTCCGCCAATGTCCATTATTTCCCCACGTAGTATTTTTTAACTTTAACAATCTCGCCGCGACGATTTTTAACGTCAATCATGTAACCGGAAATCTTCATTCCCGATTCGCGCAGTTCAAGGATTCTTGAGGCAAGGCGCGTGATGCCATACATCGAAAATGCTTGCAGAGTAGTGATGGTTTTATGGTTTTTCAGGTGATTCTTGATAATGTCGTTTTGTGTCATGTCATATCTCCTTTGTTAAGGTGAATACATCATAAACAGTCAATAATACAAAAGTCAACAATTATTTTTTTATTCGATTGGCTGGTGATGGAAGCTGCCGACCGCCCAAGATGCCTGCACAGAAAAACAGGGCATCTTGGATTCCAAAGGGCATCTTGGTTAGGCATAGGTTCCCCAAAGGTGATAGCCCCTATCACTTCTGCTAGTGTCTCAATGGCTCCTGAGAAACCTACAGCACCCGAAGGCAGAGATTCATCAATAGAAGGCTTGTCTCACCATTGAACCGTCTATTTTGTGCGGTCGCTCTCTGACACGCCGCGAAGGATATAAGCCGTGTGAGCATATTCCATGTGTATTCTTGTCAGCAGCCCATTCAGGCTCGTTGCTATCGCGGACAGTGCGGCCAATGAAAAATCCCTACGGCTGGGTTCACGGTCGCGGTAGAGATGGGCGCAAGTGATGGGAAGTCGCACATCCAGACCGAAACCCATGCGTAGGGATTCGTCATCACTCACGCTCCACCGCTGAAGCGACCTGTCTTTTTCACAGGCAAAACGATATTAACCCCATTTTTCGCACATTGCAAGGCCCCAAAAATAATTGTTGACTTACTCAAATTAACAGTTTACAGTTGCAATTAGGAGGTGACAAATGACAGACGCGCAAGCAACAGCATTAGGTAGATTTTGCGGTTTAGCTACATTCTGCAAAGAAAATCCAGAACACCAGTTTGACAGTCAATATTACATTGACAAATTAGTTGATATTTTGAATGAATACGAAAGGACAAAACATGAAAGCAATCGCACAAGCATTTCTAGCTGCACAGAAGCAATTTTCTCCGGCGCTGAAGAACGCAATTAACCCGCATTTCAAAAATAAATACGCCGACCTTGCCAGTTGTGTTGACGCGGTGATGGATGCTTTAAACGCAAATGGAATCTCATTGATTCAGACTACGCATCCGCACGATGACGGTGTAGTTGTAGAAACATTGTTTTTACATGAATCTGGCGAACAGCTTACTGGCGGCAAATTGTTTTTTCCTGCGGTTAAACATGACGCGCAAGGTTACATGAGTGCGCTGACGTATTGCCGTAGAGGTTCGCTTATGGCGGCATGTGGTATTGCGCCCGAAGATGATGATGGCAATGCTTCAGTAGAAACGCCAAAATTTAATAAAACAAATTGCGGTGACTACGAAACCTTAAAGTTTAAGATTCAACTTGCAGAATCACTTGAGGAACTTCAAGCAATGTGGATTGCTATGAATCCTGACGAACGAATGATGATGGACAAAGAAAAAGAAATTGCAAAGGCAAAACTCAAATGAGACAAGAAAATAAACAACAAGGAACTGGTGATTGGTTTAGTCAACGTATTGGTAAGCTGACAGCATCGCGTATGTCGGATGCAATGAGTTTTACCAAAAAGGGAACCGATGCCTCAGAACGAATTAAGCTGAAGATGGAAATCGTTACTGAGCGAATGACAGACATTATTGTTCCCAAATACATTAATGCTGCAATGCAATGGGGAATTGACCATGAACCATTGGCTAAACAAAACTTTGAAAGCTATACAGGAATTTTGATTCAAGATGTAGGGTTTGTTCCGCACCCCACTATTGAAAACTTTGGGGCATCGCCAGATGGCTTTACAAGCGATGGTTATTTGATTGAAACCAAATGCCCTTCGTCAACTACGCACCTAAAATATTTGCTTGACAAAGACAATGTGCCGGAAGAATATAAGCCTCAGATGTGCGTACAAGCACTTTGCACCGGCAGGAAAAAAATCTGGTTTGTATCTTACGACCCAAGATTTCCGCCGAAGCAACAGATGTTCGTAAAACTCTACGAACCGACACAAGAAGAATTAAGTGCAGTAGAAACCGCAGCTATTAAGTTTCTTGCGGAAGTGGATGAACTTTTTGATAACGTAATTGGAGCCTGAAATGTCATACGACAACACAAACAGCGGTGCATTGTTTAAGAACGACAAAAAAGAAACGGAAAAGCAGCCAGATTACAAAGGCAAGCTAAACGTAAACGGTAAAGACTTTTATCTTAGTGCTTGGCTTAAAACGTCAAAAGAGGGCAATAAGTATATGAGTCTTGCCGTTCAAGAGCCGACGCAAGGGCATCAATCTACAAAGCAAAAGGACACCATTATGAACATGAAAGACGATATTCCGTTTTGATATGGAAAATAAACTACAAGAGGCAATTAAATATCTGCGCGAACGAAAACTTTATATTCTTGAGTTCACGTTCAAACCGACTAACGCATCACAAACGGATATTGCTGTGACAATAGCTAGATACCGAAGGGAAGTATTAGAGCAACCATTCCCTGTGGTTTTACGAAAACGCCGATAAAAAAAGCCCCGCAGGGGAGGCGGGGCAAAACCGGCAGCACAAGGAAATTCTACATGAAACACATGAAAGATGATTTGCACCACATGGTTGTTTTTAATCAAGAAGATTTAGACATGGTAATTCTTGCTTTTAAACGAGCCATTAACACTTGGTCGCCGCCACCAGAAAAGTTATCGCAATTGATTGAAGAATTAGAGAATGTCCGATTGCATTTATGATTTCAATTTAGAGTCGGACAGAGAGCGATTTATTCAACGGGAACCATGTAAAACAATGCGGAAAATTTACGTTGAGATGATTGAAAAACGATGGGGTTCCTGCGGCGAATGGAAAAAAGGAAATAACTGTGGTTGCACATATCAATGCAAAAGAAAGAAAAACATCGAAGAAGCGCAAAAAAAGTATCAGCCTCTCTGATTTAGAAAAAAAGCTGGATAAAGTATTTAGTCAATACATTAGACTAAAAGACGCAGACGAAGGCGGAACGGTTGAATGTGTAACTTGCAATCAGTTATTTTATTGGAAGGAAACCGATTGCGGACATTTCATCAAACGACAATACAGGTCAGTACGATGGGATGAAAGAAACGTAGGTGTTCAGTGTACTAGGTGTAATCATTATATGGGAGGTCGGCAGGATGATTACTCAAGATACATTATCAAAACTTACGGTTACTCGGTTTTTGATGAACTTATGCGGTTGAAATATCAAACAATAAAATTTAGCAGGTTAGATATTCAACAAAAGATTGACGAATATAAAGAAAAGTTGGAGTGTTTAAATGTCAGACGAGATTGATGTCGCTAACGATTACGCGCAGACAGTTCTTGATAATCAGATTAAAGAGGTTCGCAAACGTGCAATCTTAGAAAAAGGCGAACCGGGTGACTGTGATTTGTGCGGCGAATGGAGTGGTCGGTTAGTCAATGACGTATGCGCTCCATGTCGAGATAGGTATAAATTAAAATGACAATTTCAGAATTTAAACAATTATTAGAGTTCCACGTAAAACGAGTTCCTAATTGTTCAACACATGACCAATTTGACGAATGGCGAACTTTTGCAGCACAACTAACACCTTCTTATACATCTTGGTTTTGTACTGATTGCACACCAGAGTTTCAGTTAAAACATAAAAGGAAAGGAACCTGCGACCATCCGTATATTAAATTCAAAAGAATTCAGGGCAGTTTAGACGGTTATGTTCCAGCAGATTGGTCAGAAGAACACAAAAAAACTATTAAGATATTAATAAATGATTACCCGGCAAGAAAAATCAAAAATGACAGCAGCAGTAGAAAATTACATGGGAAGAAGGTTTTGCACGAATTGTCAGTCTTATCAGCCAATGATGAAGGGCAAGTGGATTCGGACAAAGAGTAAAAACGGCCAGCGGTGGAAATGTCAATCCTGCACAGAGAGGGCAAATGTTAGACGCTAATCAGGTAATAAATATTTGTAAACAATTCACAGTGCTTTCCAGCTTCAAGAGATACAACAGAAAGTATTACGACAAAGCAAGAAAGTTAGGAATTTTTGAAGAAGCAACAAAACACATGGTTCGCGGTATTAAATGTCCTGAAGAAATAGTTGATGATTCAAGACCAAAACTAGGTATTTGTTTACTTCAAGACTATTGGGTAACTAAAGGCGATTGGGCAGAACAAAATGACATTTGACGAATATAAACAATTAGCAATGCGTACAAAAAAAGATGGGGATTTTAACTTTGATATTAAACATTCTGTTTACGGTCTTAGTGGTGAAGTAGGGGAATTTGCCGATTGTATTAAACGCTGGCAAATATACGGAAAAGAACTAGACAGGGAGAACGCCCGTGAAGAAATCGGAGATATTCTGTGGTTTGTTGCTCTTGCTGCTAACGCTCTTGGATGCAGTCTTGATGAACTTGCCCAAGAAAACATCAACAAACTGGCCCGAAGATACCCCGAAAAATATACGGATGAACTGGCAAACGCGAGAATTGATAAATATTGACAATTACTATTTATCTGGTATATTGACAGTTCCAAACTTAAACAGGAGAAAACAAGATGGTTGTTACCAAAAGGATTATGGAACTACTGAAAAACGAAACAAGGCTGACAGCGAAGTTGATTGCCCAAAAGACAGACGCAAAGGAATCCTGCGTAAAAACCACGTTGTCTAATCTTTGCCGAAGGGGTAGAGTCTTGCGTGAAAAAGCCCTTGCGGAACATCAATCAAAAGTCGGCCCGAAAAACATTTACGTTTACTTTTTGCCGTAATGAAATAAGGAACAGGTAATGGATAAATCACATTGCGCTCAATTAATTCAATGCCTGTTCCACAGTGCGACCAGTACGCATATCCTTCATTTACAAACTAGAAGCTATGCGGAGCATGTGGCACTTAGCGATTACTACGCGGAGATTGTTGATATAGCTGACGCTATCGCTGAAGCGTATCAAGGTAAGTATGGAATCATTGACGGATATACCAATGACTACAAACTGCCAACTAATCCTATTGAAACTCTTATCGCGGTGAATGACTGTATTACGGAGCATCGCGCACAGTTACCGCAAGACTCTGAGATTCAGAACTTGATTGATGAAGCCGTTGCTTTGGTTGACGCTACGCTTTACAAGCTGCGGTTTCTTGGGTGAGAAAAACATTTAAATGTGGCGCACCTATAACACCTGAAAATTCCTATAAAAAAGCAGGTAACTCTAGGTGTTTACAATGTAAGCGCATGTATGCAAGACAATACTATAGACGAAAAAGTAAAGAAAAACAGTTACAAAGCATTTTAAGCAAAAGTATAGTAAAAAAAATCAATTTTTATGCCTAGCGTACCCTCGCCAAATAAATGTAATTTTTTGGGGTGTAAAGAGGCAAGGTCGTTTGGCACAAATTCCTGCGAGAAACACGGCGGCAAACGGTCAGAGAAATACGGCCATAACGCCAAGCTGTATAACTCTACCGCTTGGAAGTCTATACGCGGCAGGATTCAGTCAGAACATCCTATTTGTGCGGCCTGTTTGTCCAGAGGAATCATTACTCCTACTGAAGCAATAGACCACGTATTTCCTCATAAGCAGGATAGAAACAAATTCCTGATTAACTTATTTCAAGGTCTATGTGTTGCTTGTCATACTCAAAAGACCAAGCTGGAATCTCAAGGTATTTACAGACACTACACAGAACAAGGCCCGATAGACTATAAACAACAGGACTACTCAGTAACAGTATTGGGAAGTTTTGGTCAAAAAATAAACACCAGCATCTAAAAATAAAAAAAATATTCTTATTATTTAATTCCTGCCAGCCCAGAAAATAATTTTTCCCCCTAAAATTTTCCGCCCGGAAAATGACGTTGAATTTTTTTTTTAAAAATGAGTCGGGGGTGTATAAAAAGGGGCATTAAAAAGCTATGTTGCACCGCGATAACCACATAAACTTGTCGGAAATAGGGCGATTTTACCCTTTTCCATTGTCGGATATAGGGCGATTTTTTGGGTAACTGAAACCCAGAAAAAACCAAATAAAACAATAAGTTAGCGCATTTTCTCGCATTTCCTGTGTTGCCCTGTGTTGCCCTTTGTCGCCTGTGGTCGCCTGTGTCGCCTGTGTCGCCCTGTGGTCGCCTGTGTCGCCTGTGTCGCCCTGTGGTCGCCTGTGTCGCCCTGTGGTCGCCCTGTGATCGCCCTGTGGTCGCCTGTGTCGCCTGTGATCGCCCTGTGGTCGCCTGTGATCGCCCTGTGGTCGCCCTGTGATCGCCCTGTGTCGCCATGTGCGCGTACCGTTTACAGTGTAAGCACTCACTAACATAATACCTTCAAAAAAAAGGCGAAAAAAATCGCCCCTTTTTTGATCGTACTAGACTAATAAATAACCCAGACTTGCGAAAGTTTCATTGTTACTTGTTTCCCGGTTTCTTCGTTCAAAATTAAAACCTTATTTTTTTCCGTAGATAATACGCGCCAAAGTGTCCGGGGAGTTTCGTTATCATCTAATCGAACGCAATAACTATTCATTTGTAAAACTCCGGCAAATGTAATTTAAGAAACGCAAAATAAAAATCGGCATCGTTCGAACAATCGGCACAATTCCAGAGTGAAACAAATAATTTTTTTCTCCGGCTTTCCTTTTTTGCCTTTTTGATCATTCCAATTCTTTTTATAAATGAAGATAAAAAACGATTATTTTCGCAATATTCTATTTTGTATCCGTATCGGATAGTTAATCTATCTTTTTCTGTAATCATTTGTAAAAATCTCCGTCTATCGTGAATTGATATTCATTAGCAGTTAAAAAATCATCAATACATTCGTCGGATAACTGGGATTCCATATCATTTTGCCATTCTATAAAACCAGACCACAATGCCTCATCAAATGCATCTTTAGCATCTCCGGTACGTTTGAATTCATCGTAAAATTTTTGCCACAAGGTACAGTCTAAACAGTAACCTGTAGGCATTTTTTCACGGTCTATGCTTGATAGTCTAATGCCGCGAAAATGGCTGTTTTCCGCGTTTGTTGTGTAACTTGGTGATTGATACGGGCCACACTCCCAATTTTTCAAAGTAACACCAAAAAAATCACAAAATGATTGAATACTAAAAATAGATTCTTGCGCCCATGCGTAATCAAAAGCCGCAGACCTATAACAATCACGAGCCTTTTCTTTTCCTGTGTCGTCTAACTCATGAAAATTGAAAACGTCTATTTGTATTGTTTCCATCTTGTTTTTTTCCTTTGTTTATGCGTCCGGATGCGGATTTTCAGCGCATTGTCTCGACAAGTTTATCAATTCGTATGCTTCGCTATCGTGTAAACCGTAATGATCAGCAAATCCGGCGATAGTTAAAAAATTATTTTTCCAGTCCAAATAGACGTTTATTAATTCTTCACGGCGCATGATTTTAATCTTCCATTCCAAAATTGCGTTTTTCTTCTGCGTTCATATGGTCATAAATTTGTTTTTCAATCTTTCGCATTTAAAACCCCTTAGATAAAAGAAAAGAAAACCAACAAAATCAAACAAGCGATCACAAAACCTGTAATCCAAAACTGTAAATTCTCGTTTATTATAATTTTCATAATTAATATTGCTTCGCGCAGCAATATCTCCCTTCGAACCACCGAAAAACCCAACGTCCGCGCCCCTTGCTTGCATGATATTCCGCCATTTCTGCTGTGTCGCAATGAGCAACAAGACGGCCTCTGTTGGTTTCAACTCTAAAACGCTTTACATATTTTTTCATTCCTATTCCCCTTTGATGGTTGCCGAGGCACCGATTGATCAGAATACCGCATAAACTATTCCATCTTTACATTCGCCAACAAAAACAGAATTTTCGTTAATGTGATCAATTACTTTTGATTTTTTATCATCATCATCATCAAAATCAATATCGTAGTTTGATGCAATATCCTCCCAATGCTCTACAGAGTATTCACAACAAATTGCGATAACGTCTAATTCAATCTCAGTACCGCAAGAATCCTCGTATTCTTCAAAGTAATCAAACAATACGCGCAATGCTTCATATCCAAACTGATCATATCGGTCATATGCCCGGAATTGGTCAACAAAGTCTGAAAAAGTAATATTCTGTTTCATGGTTAAAAATCCTCATTTAATATTTTGTTGTTTCTTAATATGTATAAAAACCTGAAATTGCGCCGATATATCCGCCTTGCGCGGTTTTCCTGTTTAACAATTCCGTGTAATCCATTGCGCCAACCCAGCGACCCCATGCGGGGACAAATAAAACGATATAACGTGCCGGGGTTTCATTCTTATCAAAGTATTTACCGGCCTTTTCGCTGGCCTTTTTTACGGCCTTTTCTGCGGCTTCATATGAAGCGTAATTCTTGCAAGGGTTTTTATTGGTCTTGCGGTAATCTTCAATACGTGCAATCAGCGTTTCGGTGATATTCATATCGTATAGTCCTATAAATGTGAAAAGGGGAAACGCATAAAACTATGCAATACCCATGCCAATTATTAACAGTTTATTAACTTGTTGATTATTAACAATAAATAAATTATCTTGTTTGATGCAATGCGTAGAATGTGACAATATTTGACACTTTGTGACGGCAATTTTTGTCACATGGTCACAATGGGTATATAGATACCTTTCCTTTTTTGGTGTCTTGCCTTTGCCTTGCCTTTGCCTTGCCTTTGCCCTGCCCCTGCCCCTGCCCCTGCCCCGCCC